TGGCGAGTATCCGCAGATCGGACCTGTCATCGATGGTGCTAAAGGGGTTCGGCGTTATATCTCCGCGCCCTACCAGATCGATTATCAAGAAGACGACGTGGGGATCATGGTGGTTGCCATTCGTCACGGAAGACAAGCCCCGAGAGAGGTCGAGGCCGAGTACCCGCAGTTCAAGCTCGACTGAGCGTTGAGAAGGCAGGTATCGGCTGCAGCTTTCAAGCTTCAGCCTCTCACGCAACCTCCGAAGCGTCGGACTCAACCTCTCAAGGCTTCTCTACAAGCGATTCTGAAAGTTGACCAATATCCGCCTGCGCTCGCGGTAACACGGCGCCGCAATTGTCCGAAGGTGCTGTGGGTACACGCCTTTCCGAGATGCGCCTGATTGGGATCTCGACTGACTGCCCCCCTCTCTAACCGACAAGGGATTAACAATGGCTGATCTTGGACATGATCCGGGCGCGATCATCGGCGTCTGGGCGGCAAAGACGGCGGGTGCTTTTGCCGGCGCCGGCGTGTCGCTGATCTACCTTCTGCCCAAAAGCAGGCGCGAGGCGGCGAGCCGGTTTGCGACGGGCGTGACATGCGGGTTGATTTTTGGCGGACCGACGGGGCTGTGGCTGGCAGAAAGGCTCGGCATTTCCGGCATGCTCTCGGGAGCGGAAACGATGCTGGCGGGGTCGGCTGCGGCGAGCCTCTGCGCCTGGTGGGTGCTGGGCGCATTGTCGCGGGTGGCGGAGAGATACGGCGGTCGACGTTAGGTGGTCAGCTGTGGATGTCACCACCGCCACCTTCATCGGTGCCGGTATACATGACCGCGTCTCCCAGGGCGTGATCCGCTCTTTCGAGGGCATCGGCCAGAAGCGGCTTTCGGAAAATGGCTGGTGGATGCAGGGCAAGGCCGACTGCTCCAGCTATCACTGCCGTGCCTGAGATGAGACCGAGTGCGATGAGCATCAACGTCTGCATGGCGCGCTCCATTCAAGGACCCGTGCTCCGAATATAGTGCGGCTCGCACGGGGCTTCAACTCAGCCAAGAGCGCACGCCGAGCCGTTCGTTCAGTTCATTCAGGAGATTTCCATGCACGCTTACCGCGGGCATCGCGCCCCCATGCGTATTCCTTTGCGCCCGACGGCCCGAAAATTCGCCAATCTGGAACTGGCCGGGATTACCGGCGACGGCACCTTTTCCGGTTATGCCAGCGTCTTCGGCGAGGTCGATCTCGGCAAGGACAAGATCGAGCGCGGCGCGTTTCTGAACTCGCTTGTCGCCCGCGGCGCGGATGGCGTGCGGATGCTTTACCAGCATGATCCGAACGAGCCGATCGGCGCCTGGAAGACGATCCGCGAGGATGCCCGCGGGCTTTTTGTCGAGGGCGTGTTGTCGCCGGGCGTGGGCCGCTCGCGCGAGGTGTTTTCACTGATGAAAACGGGTGCGCTGGACGGGCTTTCGATCGGGTTTCGGACCGTCAAGGCGCGCACCGATGCCAAGACAGGGGTGCGGCGCATCCTCGAAGCCGATCTTTGGGAAATTTCCGTCGTGACCTTTCCGATGCTGCCATCGGCGCGGGTTTCCGACGTCAAGCATGCCCGGTTCTTTCGAGATCGGGAAACAGAACTCGTCCGCCAGATGCGGCGGGCGGCGAAGATGATGTTCACCTCAAGCTTCAAGGGAAAATCGATATGACGGAGCAGGTTATGCAGGCAAACAAGGTGGCGCCCGAAGTGAAGGCCATACCCGAGACGGTAACGGCGGCTTTCGACGAGTTCATGGAGGCATTCGAGGCCTTCAAGGATGTCAACGACCGCAGGCTCGGCGAGATCGAGCAGAAGCTGACATCGGATGTCGTCACTCGTGACAAGGTCGACCGTATCAACCGGGTAATGGACGACCAGAAGAAGGTTCTCGACCAGCTTGTTCTGAAGAAGGCACGGCCGCAGCTCGGATCGGCCCGTGCCAATACCCATGGAGGAGCCGAACTGTCGCCGGAGGTGGCGGAGCACAAGGCCGCCTTCGATGCCTATGTCCGCCGTGGTGACGAGGCGGGATTGCGCGAGCTGGAAGCCAAGGCGATGTCGGCAGGCAGCGGTGCGGATGGTGGTTATCTCGTGCCGGACGAGACGGATAGCGAGATCGGCAGGCGGGTTGCCGTCGTCTCGCCGATGCGGGCGCTTTCGACCGTGCGCACCGTCTCGACCGCCGTATTGAAGAAGCCGTTCGCGACGACCGGTCTTGCTACAGGCTGGGTGGCTGAGACAGCGGCGCGGCCGCAGACCAATGCGCCGCAGCTTGCCGAGCTGTCCTTTCCGACCATGGAGCTCTACGCCATGCCGGCGGCAACGCAGGCGCTGCTTGACGATGCCGCGGTCGATATCGAGGCCTGGATTGCCGGCGAGGTGGATATCGTCTTTGCCGAACAGGAGGGCGATGCCTTCATCCGCGGCGATGGTGTCAACAAGCCGAAGGGATTTCTGTCCTACACAGCGGTGGCCGACAGCGTCTGGACCTGGGGCAATCTCGGCTATATCGCGACCGGGGCCGCGGGCGCCTGGAAATCCACCGGACCATCCGACACGCTGGTCGACGCGATCTATTCGCTGAAGGCGGGGCATAGGCAGAACGGCACCTTCATGCTGAACCGCAAGGTGCAGGCCGATATCCGCAAGTTCAAGGACGCCGACGGCAACTACATGTGGCGCCCGCCGGCATCTGCCGGTCAGCCGGCAACGCTGATGGGCTTTCCGGTGGCGGAAGCCGAAGAAATGCCGGATGTGGCGGCGGGTTCGCTGTCGATCGCGTTCGGTGATTTCCGTTCGGGTTATCTGGTCGTCGACCGGGCGGGCGTTCGTATCCTGCGCGATCCCTATTCGGCCAAGCCTTACATCCTGTTCTACACCACCAAGCGCGTCGGCGGCGGGGTGCAGAATTTCGAGGCGATCAAGCTGGTGAAGTTTGCGGTGAGCTGATGCTGCTGCGAGGCGAATAGGGAGTAGCGAATAGCGAATGGATGCGCGGACGCGACCGCTTTCTCCCATCGCTACAAGCCATCTCCCTATTCGCCACACTCAATTCGCTATTCGCTTACCCAAGGGATTTCCATGACCTATGCACTGATCGATCCGCCACTGGCGGAACCGCTGACGCTTGCCGAGGTGAAGGCGCATCTGCGACTTGATGGCGGTGAAGAGGATGCGCTTCTCCTGTCGCTGATCACGACCGCCCGCACGTTTCTGGAGAGCGAGACGGGGCTTTGCCTGATCGCGCAAAGCTGGCGGCTCTATCTTGATCGATGGCAGACGGACGGAGTGATCCCAATCCTCAAGTCGCCGCTGCAAGCGATTCTATCCGTTACGATTTATGATGCCGATGGCGCAGCCGTTGATGTTTCGCTTGAAGACCATCTGCTCGACGGTGTGGGGCGTCCGGCACGGCTCTGGCTGCGTGAACCACCTTCTCCGGGCCGGGCCGTGAATGGTATCGAGATCGATTTTTCGGCCGGTTATGGTGAGGCGGGAACGGATGTGCCGGACACGCTGAAACGGGCGATGCTGATCCATATAGGCCACATGTTCGCTTTTCGCGGCGTCATCTCGGCAGAGCAGCAGCCGGCCGGTGTTCCCGACGGCTACGAGCGGCTGATCGCGCCGTTCCGGATGCGGAGGCTCTGATGGTGGTCTTCTTCGACCCCGGCCAGATGACGGCGCGGCTGTTGCTGGAAGGCCCGGTCAGAATACCGGACGGGCAAGGGGGCGCGACGGTGAACTGGACCGAGACCGCCGCCATGTGGGCCAAGGTCGAACCGGTATCGGCAAGCCTTGCCGAACGGGCCGGTGCCGAGATCGGCACGATTACACATCGCATCTGGCTGCGGTTTCGCAGCGATGTTTCTGCTGGACAGCGTTTGCGCAAGGGTGCTCGGCTGTTTGCGGTGAAGCTGGTCCAGGACCCGGATGAGACCGGGCGCTATCTGACGTGTCTTTGCGAGGAGGGCGCGGGATGAGTGCGGCAAATGCACTTCTGAGGGCTATCCATTTGCGGCTTGCAGGCAATGCGGTGCTGACGGCGCTGATCGGGCCGGATGGCATTCGTGATCGCCTGCAGACGCGGCCGAAACTACCCGCAATCGTGATCGGCGAAATGGAGACCCGCGATCTTTCCACCGTGACCGAGGCCGGCGAGGAGCATTTTCTCACGCTGGAGGTCTGGTCCGAGGGGGAAGGACGGCGGCAGGCATTGGAGATTACCGCGAAGGTGACGGCACTGCTCGACAATGCGGATCTGGCGCTCGACGGTGCCCTTCTGGTGAACCTGCTCAGGATCAGCGCGCGGAGCCGTCGCGAGCCGAAGACCAGATATTATCTCAGCGAGATACGTTTCAGGGCCGTGACGGAGTGACGATGCTGGCCGTTCGGCGCGCTTTTCTGACAAGCGAGATCAAAAGGATGACCGAGCAGAGAGCGACAAGCGTGAGCAGGATTGAAATGATGAGTGCGGTGGACACCCCTGTTCGGTCAAGCAGGGCGGTAAACAGGATCGGGGCGATGGCGTTGGCGATATTCTGCGGCATCATCAGCCGTGACGCCTGACGGCCGTATTCGCTCGGCGAAAACAGCGCCAGCGGCAGCAATGCGCGGGCGACGACCAATATGCCCGAGCCGAAGCCGTAAAGTGCGACAAAGATCCAGAGGCTGACAGTTGACGGTGGCAACAGGAGAAGGCTGCTAAAGCCGGCAACCATCAGGCTGATCCCGCTGACCGAGGTGAGAAAGGGATTACCGTGCTTGCCGAGCAGCATATCGAAACCGCGTGCCGAAATGCCGAGCACGCCGCGTGCTGCGGCAAGCTGCAATGCGAGTTCAGGCGTGGCACCGGATTGTTGCAGCACTTCCAGAAGGGAAGGCGACAGGCCGAAGGTGACGAAGGAGGCGATTGCCGTTGAGAGCGCCACGAAGATGAAGGCTGCCTTTTTGCCGGCCGCAGTCAGCGGTACCGGTGCGGTGTTGGCCGATATGCGTGCGGTTTCCCGGGCGACCGGTTTCGGCAGGCCGAACAGATAGAGCGGCAGGCAGACGAAGACCTGCAATCCGGCGGCCCAGATGAAGGTCGAACGCCAGCCGATCAGATCATGCAGCAGGTTGAGCAGCGGCCAGGAAATCGTCGGCGACAGGCCGGTGAACAGCATGAGAATGGCGATCGTGCGCTTTCCCTCGACGCCTTCGCGTTCGACCACGGCGGTGAAAGCCGGTGCATTGAGGGCAAGCGCTGCACCAAGACCGAGGATGATCCAGGCAGTTATGTAGCCGATCACCCCTTGTGCGCTGGCCAGAACGCAAAGCCCTGCGGCGAAGAACAGGGTTCCGATGGAAAGCACGCGTGAGGCGCCGAAACGCTCCAGCATCCTGCCCGTCAACGGGCTTGCGAAGGCGCTCGTGATCATCATGACGGATAGGCCCGCAAAGACGATCTCGTTTGCAAGGCCAAGATCCGAGCCGAGCTTGCGGCCGATCGCCCCGACTGCTTCGAATGTCGTTCCCCATCCGATCAATTGCCCAACGGCGAGGACGCTCACGGTTCTGACCGAACTGGGGGGATGAGGCATGGCGGGACATCGCGAAAGGAACTGGCGGTAACGGCTGTAGCAGGTCCTCGTAACAGCGGGAAGTGGCCTTTCGGGCGAAGACGACAACCAATCGAAAAGGAATGGTAGAATGGCAGCGCAGAAAGGCAGGGACCTGCTTCTGAAGGTCGACGATGGCGGAACGTTCATGACGGTGGCGGGGCTGAGATCGCGTCGTCTCGCATTCAACGCGGAGACGGTGGATGTAACGGATGCGGAAAGCGTCGGGCGCTGGCGGGAATTGCTGGGCGGCGCGGGTGTCCAGCGCGCATCGCTGACCGGCGCGGGGATATTCAAGGATCAGGCGAGCGATGAAAAGATAAGAGCCGCCTTCTTTGCCTCCGCGATATTGAACTGGCAGGTCGTGGTTCCGGGTTTCGGTACGATCGCCGGTCCATTTCAGGTAAGCGCTCTCGAATATTCCGGCGAGCATAATGGCGAGGTGCGCTTTGAACTGGCGCTTGAATCTGCCGGTGCTCTGGCATTCGGTGCGCTGTGATGACCGGGGCTGTGGTCATTGGCAGCCGGGCCAACCGGCGCCGCGGCGAGGTGGAGGCGGTGCTGGACGGCGAGCTTCGCATTCTCTGCCTGACACTCGGTGCATTGGCGGAACTCGAGACGGCATTTGCCGCGGAAGACCTGAACGGGCTGGCGGCGCGGTTTTCCTCCGGCAGGCTGAAGTCCGCCGACATGATCCGCATCATTGGCGCGGGCCTGCGCGGCGGCGGAAATCTGCTTTCGGACGATGAGGTGGCGGCAATGAGCGTCGAGGGAGGGATCGCGACCTATGCCGGTATCGTTGGCGACCTGCTGACGGCGACCTTTTCCGGGCACGGGGAGGGTGCTGCAGCAAACCCTTGAATGCCGCAGCGGGAAAGAATGTGCGTGACGACAAGGCAGGCGCGTCGGCACCATTTCCCTGGGACGTGGTGATGCATGTCGGCTTCTCCCTGCTGCGGCTTTCTTCACGGAATTTCTGGGCGCTGACGCCGGTGGAATTCCTTCTCATGACAGGTGGCGCGCGGCCACGCGAGATGGCGGCTGGCAGGGCCGAACTGGATGCGTTGATGCGGGCGTTTCCGGATGTGGGCGTCGGCGCAGCAATGTCTGACCTTCATCCTGGTCCTCTTCCCGCAGGCAGATGAGCGACTGTGGCTCACGGAGAACAACAATGGAAAACGACGATACGGATGTCTCCGCAACGCTTGCCGGTGCAGAGGCGCTTTCGGATGTGATGGCGGATCTGGAGGCCAGGTCGCAGCGGTTCGGTACGGCGCTGACCGGTGCGCTGAGATCGGCAACGACCGGCAGCAAGGGGCTGGAGGACGTGCTGCGCGGATTGGGTAACCGGCTGACGGATATTGCGCTGAGTGCCGGCCTGAAGCCGCTTGAAGGCCAGCTCGGAAATGCCGTGGGATCGCTGATCGGATCCGTGACGCCGTTTGCCGATGGCGGGGTCGTACGGGCACCAAGCTATTTTCCGATGAATGGCGGCACCGGCCTGATGGGCGAGGCGGGGCCGGAGGCGATCTTGCCGCTGAAACGCGGCGCCGATGGCTCGCTTGGCGTGGCTTCGGCTGGCGGCGGGGCAGGGCCACAGATCGTTTTCAATGTGACGGCGACGGATGTCGCGAGCTTTCGCAAGAGCGAGGCGCAGGTTTCGGCCATGCTCGCACGCAGTGTGATGCGTGGACGCAGAGGGCTTTGAACCGGACACTTTAGGGGGAAATCGGCATGAGCGGGTTTCATGAAATACGTTTTCCGTTGCGATTGGCGCTCGGCGCGAGCGGCGGGCCGGTGCGGCGCACGGATATCGTCAATCTCTCGAACGGGCGAGAACAGCGCAACCAGCGCTGGCGCGATAGCCGCCGCAGCTATGAGGTCGGATCGGGTATCCGCTCGCTCAGCGATCTTTATGCAGTGCTGGAGTTCTTCGAGGCGCGGCGGGGGCAACTCTATGGTTTCCGCTTTCGCGATCCGGTGGATTGGGCCTCCTGCTCACCGGGCGGGGTGGTTTCCGCAAACGACCAGATCATCGGCACCGGCGATGGCGTGACAGCCGCGTTTCAACTGGTAAAGGCCTATCAGGATGCGGGTGGCAGTTGGACGCGGCGGATCACCAAGCCGGTTCAGGAGAGCGTGCTGGTGGCCGTGGAAGGCGTGGCTGTCACGGATGCGGTCTATACGGTCGACGCGACGACCGGGATGGTGACCTTTGCTGCGGGGCATGTGCCGGTGGCCGGCGCACTGATCGAGGCCGGATATGAATTCGACGTGCCGGTGCGTTTCGACATCGACCGGATCGACGTCAACCTCGCGCATTTCGATGCCGGACGTATCCCGACCATTCCACTGACGGAGATATTGGCGTGAGGACAATCCCGCAGGCGTTCAAGACGCATCTCGACGGGCAGGCGACGACGACCTGCCATTGCTGGCGGGTGACGCGGCGCGATGACGTCGTGATCGGTTTTACCGACCACGACCGCGACCTTAGTTTCGACGGCACGAATTTTCTGGCGGCGAGCGGCTTTGAAGCGAGCGAAAGCGAGCAGGCCGCAGGACTTATCGCGGAAGCTGACGAGATGG